GATACGCAGGGAGTTACTACTTCTCAACCTGATGTGGCTCCACATACAGCAACAAGGTTGACGGCTCCGTCAACTATGCAGTGAACAAATGTTAGGCGATGGTCTTCAATAAATCAAGGTGCTTGGCCATGACACCCAAACGAGCCGGTGCAGCATCCTGCACGGGTTCAAGTTTGGAGACAGTTTCACGCAACAACATCGCATGATCTTGCGACAAAGTTTGACCAGATTCAAGGTTTGTGATTGCAGCTGCGAGTTGATCTGCGTCAATCCCTGTGCGAGTAGCAAGCGCATCAAGCGAACGAACTACTGCTGAGGTGGCTGCATAGGCTGGGAACCCTGTGACAACGCTGACTTCATACAGTTTGATTTGACGAAGTTCACGGGATTGACCATCATCAGACCACATATCTCCACCAGATGGAACAGTGAAACCAAACGACATCGAGTTCACATCGCCACGTTGCATCAAGACCGACAGGTCACGACCAATGGAAGTATCAGGCAGAGATGCGTCAACGAATAAGCCTTTGGAATCTTCAGATAGTCGCAGTGTTTTGGCACGGGTTGTAGCAAGGAGCATGCTCGAATCGTGGTTCATGTACATGCGCACATTGTTCTTTGATTTGAGTGAGCGTGAGAATGCGCCTGGTGCGATCCGTTCGATAAACGGCAACGGTTCTGAAGGCGAATTGAACACAGCTGCATAACCTGAGAACGACATGCCGTTGCCTTTTGGATCGGCACGAAGTTCAAACTCGTTTGATGTGATGCGACGTGTTTCTACAGTTGAGTCCATGTCGCCAATGCTAGTACCAAATGAGCCAAGCGATCTAGATGACTTAGGATGACCCTTCGGCAACAAATCATTGTCGCCAACATATTTTGCATTCTCAGGACTGCCAACTCTTAACAAACGCAAGAACGCATTCACTCTTGCATAAGCCCACTGATCACGGGTCACACCTGGACGATGCGAAGTTGAATACGCTCCAGCACCTCGACGAAACACTGTGCGCAACATACCAACCGTCGCACGTTTAGAAGGGTTATCACCAACCTTGTCATTGTGTTCTTTGGCTTTGTTTTCTAAACCTGTCTCAATCGCAGCAGACAACTCAATCGTCTTCGACCCAGCAGGAGCCTTCGCAGACCCAGCAGGATTGTTCTCTGAACCTTTGATCTGATCTTTAGGTGGGGCAGGAGCATCAGCCCGTTCAGCTTTGATTGCTTCAGCCTTAGACATAAACCAGTTCATTGCAGGTTCAGGGTCAAGTGGGTTGATGCCCCACAGATAGAAGGCAACAGCACCGGCACCAGGGAACTCTTTGTCATCAGGATCAGAGTTCTTTGGCGCATCCAAATCCACAAGATGTCTGGCACCCCAAGCGTTCGTGCGAATCACCTTGTCTTCAGTGACCTCACCTCTAGCCATGTCCCGTGCCTCACGCACAGTGCGATCCACCAAACCATCACCAGCCAACCCTTGGCCGTAGTAGTCCAAACCTTTACGAGCAGCCGAACGGATATAGACAGGAACATCCAAGGAAACTTGGCGCACCTCATCTTCCATTACGTCTTCCTCCATGTCATCCAAAACTTCTTCCTCTTCGTGTTCTTCGGATTCCCAAGCGTTGCAATACCAACCACCATTCACATACGCATCCCACTTCATGCAATATGCTTTCAAATCTCTGCCATCTTCTTGAATCATGTCCTCGTTGTAATAATGGCAGTTCCCACATGCTCGACCTTCAGGAACATCAGCAGCCAACGCAGGACGATAATTATCTGGCAACGCCCGTTCACCACCAGGTTCCATATCCTCGGCAATCGACACAGCAACCATCTGATCTATCGCATCCTGCTTTGTGGTGTGGCAACCAATAACTTCACCATCTTCTTTGACGGTTGCCCAACCTGAACAATCAGGTGATTTGTCTGAAATGAAATAAGGCATCAGAGGTTTTGCGAGAAGAACGCTAAATCTTTCGTTGTTGCTGAAGCTACACCATAAATTGAATTACCAGGCAACAAAGTCAACGACAAACTTTCATTTGTCGACAGATGGTATCCATTGGTCACAGATACAGTTGACCCACCAATATAGATTTTTGCAGCCGAACTATTATGCAAACTAACTATGCAACCAGAAGACCCACCACTGGTTATCAAAGTTGGGCTTGTAGTGCAGGTGACAACTCCACTTGTTAATGCCATAAATAAATCCTTATAGTTTTGTTGAATAGTTAAACAATGTTCAGACCAACAACAATACTTCAGCATCATCATCAAGCGTGGAGAACGTGATTGAACCCAACGCAGCTATGTTCGCACCACCAAGCCGTGACTCAGCCCGAGCCGACACCAACACAGGTCGTCGAGGCTTGGGTATCTCAACGACGATCTGTTCTGGTGGCTCATGCTTTGTGACTGGTGCAGCAGGTTGCTTCCACCAGCGTGACCCCGAAGGAGGTATCTCGGGTGGTTCGGGTGGATTGATAGTGGCTGTGGCCGAACCAACCAGGCTGCCAAGATCGGCTGAAGCAATCGCAGACTTATCCACCTTCGTTGTCGCAGAAGCATCAAGCCCACCCAAACTCGCTGACGCAATAACATCTTTGTCAACCTTCGTTGTTGCAGAAGCTTCAAGCCCACCCAGATCAGCGTTTGCTGACACACTCTTTCTTGCTTTCGCTTTAGCTGAAGCATCAAGCCCACCCAAGTCTGCGCTCGCAACAGCAGGCACCACCACTGTTGCTGTGGCTGTAGCACTTGTGCCACCAAGCGACGATGCGCCAGTAACAGAATGTATGACTGTTGCTGATGCTGTGGAACTGATGCCACCAAGCGACGATGCGCCAGTGGCAAAATGTTTGACTGTTGCTGACGCTGTAGCATTTGTGCCACCAAGCGACGATGCGCCAGTGGCATTCATTGGGAATGGTGAACCATCCAAACCAACTGTGGCATCATCCAGTTCAGATGTGTCGAGCGTAAACCTGCTGAACGCCATAGGCGAACTAACTTGCGAGAGTCAACGAAACAGTGAGATTGCCTGAACTGATTGTGTACGTGTCACCAGCCGTGTACGGGTTAGCTGTGATAGTGCCAGAGAACAAGAAGTTCCCTGCCGACAACGCATCCCAACAAGTGAAATGATTTGCATCTTCCGATCCAGCAATGTTTGTCCAACTGATGTCAGCATCCGATGCCAACGCACCAGTAGTAGAAACACCAAACGACACAGACTTCCGTGTCGTCTCAACAGCAGGATTTGCTGTACCAGCAGCACCAGGATCACCAGTGTGGAGTTTCACGTATGGTACGGCCACCGAGAACGCTGTTGCGTTACCCAATGCGTTCATCCATGCGTTGCCTAAGTATGCGCCTATTCCGTGTGCCATTAGTCTTCAACCCTTTCAGTGATTGTGAGAATGCGTCCTTCAGCGTCACGTTCAACAGTGCGCACAGTTGGCTTTGACTGTGGCATGTTGACACGCACCACAGTCTCAGGAACATTGATGATCGGTGCAGGAACATTCACAGCCGGTGGCGTGTAGTTCAACACCACTTCAGGCATATTGATGTCCATGTTTTGTGACTTCACTTCGTAAGCAGCAGCAGGATCAGCAGGATTGATTTGTGACAAACCCTGCAACATCACTGAAGGCACACCAGTGTGCAAGATGTCTGGCAAACCAAGTGAAGCCAAGACTGATGCTGGATCAAAACCTGTAGTGATCAAGCGTTGTGCCATCAGCACTTTGCGATCCAGCTCAGACAAGTTCGCAGCTGACAAATCCACGTTGGCCAAAGGAACCCGATACACCTCGCCACCTTCAACTGGTGGCATGTCCTCGATGCGATGGATGTCGTTGATTGACAAGAAGCCTGATTGCAGACCTGTTGAGAATGCTGCATACCGTGAAGCCTGATCGCCACGTAGCAGACCGTCAACATTGAACTTCAGGAATGCTCGACTGTCCAACAACTTCTGGTAGCCATCTTCAATCTTGGAGATGTACGGACGCAAGGTGTGTTGAACGAAGTGGATACCGTTCTGTTCTACCGACGCATAAGACATTGCTCCAGCTGTGGTGACACCAAGCATTGATGGTGGACACCTGAAGATACGACCAATCTCCTCGATGGCAAATCGGCGTGATTCTAGGAACTGTGCAGAATCATTGTCAACGGTTGTCTTCGTGAACTTTGCTCCACCGAACAACACGCCTGGACGATGTGACCGGCGCAAACCTCTGTGACCTTCTTCAAACGAGGACACTAAATCTTTGGCTTGTTCACGGGTCAGGTTGCCTGGGAACTCGATGATGCCTGAAGCCGATGAGCCTTGACCGAAAAATCGTGCAGCAAACTCTTCTAAGGCTTTAGCCAAACCGAGGTTCTCTTTGATCAAATCTATTTTGGAACGGCCACGCAACTCGCCTGGCAAACGCAGTTCCGTGATATGGATCATGTCATCAGATTGAATGATGTCCCGTTGGTCGTAGATGTAGATCGGTCTGCGAGTCACTTGATCACGACTGCATTCAACCTTCTCAGGGTTCAACACCACTAGAGCTGCAACACCTTGATCATCACGAACGACCCGTGTGAACGAGTTGCCATTCAACAGCAACGAAACCAGCACCTGTTGGAAGTGTTCAGTGCGTGTCACACCAGTTTCAGGAATGTCCAACCACAATGGTCGAGGACGGAATGCTTTGCGTTCTGCGCCTACACGAATGTAAGTGTCAACAGGCAAAGTTGAAATTGAATCAGAGATGAGACGCACACAGGCGTACACAGCCTCAATCTTTAGTGAATCTATTTGGGTGACTGTTGTGCCAGAGTTTGTTGAAGTGGCGAAACCTTCACCAGCTGCGAACAATGACTGGAATGAGATTGCACGATCCTCGGTGCCTTGGTTCAGAAGTCGTGACAACATTTACTTTTTGACCTTCCTCTGCCCACGCTCAAATGCGAATGCGAACAATAGAACTGTGAAGCCGACGAAGATCAGCCCGATGGGTACCGACACCAAGAATACCCCAAAACCGATGAGTGAAACAGCGAACAGTTCTAGCAGGAAGATTGTCATCTCACTAGACTACAAAGAAACCTGCTACTGGTGCGACTTCCTGTTTAGATGTCGCACGATCCGATGCGATAGCCAACGCAATCGCAGCGTCAATCTTACGCTTCGACTTACCTTTGGAGAGTCGCCAACCTGATTCAGTTGATCGTTGCGCAGCCGACAACACTTGATCAGCAAACATCGGATCACCATCGTGAGCGATCACCTGATTGACAATCAACTCATACAAGTTGCCACAGGCTGGAATCATTCGTGCAGCTGACTGAGGGAACTCCACCATCACATGATTCTCGGACAACACTTCAGCTGAACGCTGGAAGAACGCAGGGTCATAAGCGTTCTCAACCACGTTGAACTGTCCGTTGATGTCACGAATGTACTGTTCAACAGCAGACACATCCATCGCATTAGCGTCAGGATGCCAAATCTTTGAGCGAACAACCACACGACCATCCTGAGGTTGAGCAATAACAACAGCTATCGAGTCATGCTTCAAGGCCATATCGACACCAACAAAGGTAGGCAAATCAGGTTTGAGTTGCATATCTGACCGGCATAACTCCCAAGCTCCAGCCGGTAGCCAGGATTCACCATCTGTGCGAACCCATTGGTTCAGACGATAGCGACGCATCGCAATCTCAGCCGTCTGGTTCATGCTGACTTCCATGTCCTCGATGTCCAGCAGCCCTTCAGCTAGGTTCGGGTTCGCAGCAGCCCAACCGTCACGATCCGAAATCAAACAACCCTCTGGAGCTTCCCACCAGAAGAACCCGAACCGTTCATCAACCTGGTCGCCTGCAATCACACGCTTGCCGTAGTTGTATAAACGGCCACACAACGAATCAGGATCATACCCTGCTGTAGTGATACCGATGATCTGAGGGTCTTTACGTGCGCCCATACTCAAACTCAAGGCGTTCCAAAGTTCCTCGTTTGGCTGCACGTGAACCTCATCAAAAATCACACACGAAGCATTTAGGCCTTGTTGAAGTTTTGCGTCAGCTGACAACACTCGATAGATCGCCCCAGTTGAAGGCACCTCGACCACATCTCGGTACACCTTGCAAATACCAGACAACGCAGGTGACTGACTGATCTGCCACTTCGCCTCATTGAATACAATCCTTGCCTGCATCCTGTCACCAGCAGCTGAATACACCTCAGCCCCAGGCTCGCCCTCGATCAAGCCATAGAGTGCGACAACAGACCCCAGCAAACTTTTCCCATTCTTCCGAGCCAAACCCACAATGCTGCGCCGGTACCGAAGCAGCCCATCAGCCCGACGCTCATACAACGATTCCAACAAACCCTTCTGCCAACCCGTCAACCTCAACCCCTCACCAGCCCTCACACCCTTGCTCACATGCAAGAACGTCTCAGCGAAGTCGGTGACTTGTTGGCCGTCAGACCTCGGATACAGCTTCGGTGTCGACCACGCTGGACTTGCGTTGCCTGTATTGATCAAGTTCATTTGCCACCCT